CGATCTCGACCTCGCTGCGCGAGCGCTTGCGCCGCAGGTCCGCCTCACGGTTCTCGAGGCGCCGCTGGTAGCGGCTCAGAGTACCGCTCAGCAGCACCGTCACCGCCGCCGCCAGCTCAGCCCGTGCGCTGCCCCGCTTCGGCTTCGCCGGCTCCTCGGTGGGAGCGGCACCCTGCTCGTCCTCTGCCCCCGGCTCCTGGGGCTCTGCCCCCGGCTCCGCTCCCTCGCCACCAGGCGGTGGCGTCGTGGGGCCTGCCTTCGTGAGCGAGGTCGGCACGTCCCCGCCCTCCCGCGGCGGGAGGCCCAGGCGCTCCCGCACCTCGTTCTCCGTAGGGATGCCGGCGGCGAGGTGGTACTGGAAGATTTCGGGCTTCTTCGAGTCCTCCATCATCCGCTTGAGCGGCACCATGTTGCTCTCCACCAGCCGCACGTCGCCCTCGGGCCCGATGGTGTTCGCGCCCTCCTTCTCGAGGATGTCGTTCGCCGAGTACACGCCCATGCGGCGGTAAGCCTGGTAAGCCTCCGACCGCGACTTGGCGTCGCCGAACATCAGCCACTCGGTGTCGAGCTTCGTCTCACGCCACGGCGCCCGCTGCACGAAGAGCTTGAAGTCCACCTCCTGCTCCAGGCGCAGCGTCCACGGCGTCAGCGCATCGCGGACGAACTCGATCCCCAGGTGCTCGATGTTGTTGAACGTCGCGCGGGCCAGGTGCTGGACCTTGTGCGGTGGGACGCCCCAGAACCGGCAGATCTCCTCGACCGAGAACGCTCGGCTGTCGACGGGCAGCGTCTGGCCCAGGTCGCGGGTCAGCTCCTGCAGCTCCATCCCGCCCTCGAGGATGAACGGCCGGTGAGCGGCGTCGGGCCCGACGTGCTTGTCGGCCCAGTCCTCCTTCAGCCGCTTGTGCGCTTCCGGGGACAGCGTCTTCGGGTACTTGAGCACCGTGCCCAGGGTCGCGTTGTTGCCGTAGAAGGCGGACGCGAAGCGCTCCTGCGCCACCGCCAGGGCGATGGTCTTGGCTGCGCGGGCCACCATGTTCTCGCCCATGAGCCCGTTGATCGACGGACCGCGGAAGTGGAGCACGTCCATCGGTCGCAGGTCGGTGTAGCCGCCCGACCAGTTGTAGTAGCGGTAGATCAGCTCGCCCGCCGACCCGTCCTCGAGGGTCCTCCGCCCGACGAGCATGCGGTCGGAGCGCAGCGGCCACAGCTCGGCGACCTTGCCCGCACCCGTCCGCACGATCTCCGAGTAGGCATCACCCCACGACAGCGCCTGGTACAGCATCGACTCGCGCCACGCGATCGCGGTGACCTCGGGGTTGGGCCGCTTGTTGAGCACCCAGTGCAACGGGTCCTCGGGGCGGTAGATCCTGGAGCGCCCCTGGACCTCGTACGTCTTCCAGCGGCACGACGCGATGGCCTTGGTGATCGCATCCATGCACGCCCAGACCACACTCAGCTGCGTGGCGACGTCCATGGTGAGGTGGAGCCCCGCCGCACGGGCGGGGAGGGGGAGATAGGTCAGGCTGCGGGTGGGGTCATCGGGCTGCGTGTTGCCGAACCCCTGGGGGCGGAACAGCGCGGTCACTCTCTGCATGAACGTCATCGTGTCTCCTCGCCTCGTCACAAGGTCTTGAACCCCGAGGCTCCAGCGTACGGATCGTCATCGAGCACTGCTCGGGCGAGCGCCATGATGGCCGCCACCACCGCATCGATCTTGTTCTCCGACCGCTCCTTTCTTGGGTAGATGTTGTCCTTCGCGTCGCGGTGACAGACCACGTTCGAGACCATCCATCGCACCGCCGGCGACGCCTCATGGTGAAACCGCAGCTGCAGCGTGAGCGCCTCGAGTTCCTTCATCGGCATCGAGAAGTTTGCCACCGTCGGCCGCAGCTCGACCATCGTGAGCCCGTGCCCGTCCTGCAGCTCCTGTGCCAGCTGGGCGCACTGCCACGGGTCGTAGGCCACCTCCCGCACGTTCAGCGCGTGCACGTCTCTGAGCAGGTCCTCCTTCACCAGCCCGAAGTCGAGCACGTTGCCCGGCGTCTCGATGAGCCAGCCCTCGAGAGCCCACCCCTGATATTGCGAGTTGCGCCCGTCCACCACCGCGTCCTCGGGCAGGTAGTTGCTCACAAAGAGGAAGTAGTGCGGCTCCTTCGGGCGCTCGAGCTCGGTGACCTCGTCGTGCGTGGGGTAGCACCTGGGGCAGCGCCAGGATCGTCGGTCCTTGTGCTCCTGGCAGTTGCCGGGCAGGTACTCAGGCAGCCACCGCTTGAAGAGCTTCACCCGCGAGGCAATGTCGGTCTTCGTCGCGAGGTCCAGGGCCTCCACGCACGCGGTGCCGTCGGGGATATCCTCCACCTTGAGGTCCACGTCACCGCAGCGGTCCCAGGCCCGCATGTCCATCCAGGCGACGTCGGCGTTCACCCAGAGGTTGAGGTGCTTCGTCTTGAAGTTGTTCTGGGCCGACATCACCTGCTGTGCCTTCACGGCGAGCTGCCGGAAGACATCGGGCATGACCGAGACGCCCCAGTTTGGGTTCGCCTTGATCCAGTTGGCCTCCAGGGTCCAGTCGTCGTCCTCGTCCAGCGTGTAGATGATTCCGAACTGGGCGTCGTCCTCGATGATGCCCTCGAGCACCTTGAGGACGTAGCTGCGCACCTCGTAGCAGATCCCCGAGGTGTCGGACCCGGCGGTGGTGATCACCCACACGAGCGACGAGAGCCGCTTCGCGGTGGCGGTCTCGATCACGTCGTAGATGCCGCGGTCCTTGTGGGCGTGCAGCTCGTCGATGACGGCGATGTGGACGTTCTTGCCGTCCATCGTGCCCGACTCCCGGGAGAGCGGCAGGAAAACGCCGTTGTTCCTGGGGCGATGGATGCCGTGGAGGCTGAGCACCAGGCCGAGCTTGCGGGAGAACGTGGGCTTGCGCTTCATCATCGCGTAGGCGTCGCCCCACACGATCTTCGCCTGGTCGCGCGTCGTCGCCGCCGAGTAGACCTCCGGCCCTTCCTCACCGTCACCCGCGACGCCGTACAACCCGACGGCGGAGGAGAGGGTGGACTTGGCATTGCCACGGGGCACCTCGGTGTACGCCCGACGGAAGCGGCGACCGCCCGTCTCGACGTTGATCCACCCGAAGGTCGTCGTGAGGATGAAGCACTGCCAGCCCTCGAGGAGGATGGTTTCGCCGGCCTTCGCCTTCGGCCCCTTGACGTGCGGGAGCAGCTCGATGAAGCGGCACACCCGACCCGCGCGGTCCTGATCGAAACGATACTTGCCGCGGAGCAGGCCCGTCGCGTCGCGGGCCTCGAGGTCGTTGAGCTGGCGCTGACACGCCAGGCGGACCCACTTGCAGGCGAGGATGCTCCCGGCCACCACGTCCTTCGCGTAGTGGAACGCCTTGAGCACGTGGACGTCCTCGCCCACGCCGACGGGCGGAGCCTCGAACGCCGAGGCCTCCGGCGGGGGCGGGAGGTCTCGCTTGGGTGGCGGCTTGGTGCTCCTGGGCACCTTGCGCTTCGCCGACGTCTTGATCGGCGGTCGGCGCTGCGGCCGCTCTCGTCGCTTCGTGCTCATCCGCCGAACTCGTCCTCGCCGGAGCGCGGCTTGGAGCCCTCACCGTCCAGGCCCTCGTCGTTGACGCGGCTGCGATCGGCGGGGGTGAGACCGAAGCGACCGAGGAGCGCGAGCAGCTTGCGATCCACGTCGCCCAGGGCGGTCAACTCGGGCCGCAGGCGCCGCACCGCGCCGTACTTGTTGAACGTCTCGTAGGTCAGGTCGTTGGGATCCTCGTCCCGCAGGGCCTGGCGCAGCCGCTGCATCTCCGCGTACGTGCATGCGAGCTGCTCGAGCGCGGCGAAGTCGTCCTTCGTGGTACAACGCATGTCGCCCAAGCTGGCCGCGAAACGTTCGTACGCCGCACGCTCCTGCTTGGTGAGGTACTCAGGAGCACCGGGCACCTCGGGATGAACCTTCGGCTCCTTCTTGTTCTGCCTGGTGACGTTGTTCGTCCCGCCCACGATCTTGAGGACGGTGGGCTTTCGTGCCTTCGTGGCCCCCTTCGCCATCGCCATGGTCCTACCTCCCTGGTTGGGCCGTCGGTGGCCCTGAGAATGTCTCACGAAAACAGCAACCACATTTTATTGAC